CTTCGATCTCCGAACACGAGCCCCAATGAAGCGTTCGCTGCCGGAACATCTGAGTCGCTTGTCGCAAGGCCACGAGGAAGCTACGCTTGCCCTTGACGCGCCCGCCCTAAAGCGAAAGCCGAGAAAAATGAAACTTCAGCTTACAAGTGAAGACGCGAAAAATTGGGCGACGGTTGTCGCAATCATTGTCGGTGGAATTTGGGCGTTTTTCGAATGGCAAACGGTTTTCCCAAAGACCACGTCCGATAACGAAATCAGTTCGGCATCTCTAAGGGCAAGAACAACTGGGTCGATTTCGGTTTCACTAATTCCCGTTCCATCAGGGGAACAGGCCACAAATTCGGTGGGGCAGAGTCTATACGATTTGTGTGCGATCGAAGGCACTTTATCCGCTCAAATGAGTATTCCGGTTAGAATCGCATTGGTCCTTCAAAGCAGCGCACCAGTTGCCGTAAGGGTACAAGCGACTGATTTTCTTCTCTCTGAAATACTTCAGCAAGAGCCCGTGATTTCGGACGCAACCCAACCCACGGCCTTCACAAGCAACTCTCTTGGGCCAGTAACGTCGGTTCCTCTTGATCCTTCGTCATTCATTGGAGAACTGGATTGGACCCATGTTGAACCGGGCGGCTACGGAAGTCTGGGGATCGCCGGAACGGCTCATCTACCATTTTCTTGCACCTATGGTGGGTCCGACCTAACGCCCGCTGAGTTCGCCTTTGGCCTAAAAGTGAGGGTTAGCTCCGTTGGTGCAACAGGAAATATCGGGGAAAGCGTAGACCGCTATTTCTTTCAGACTTGCAAGGTGAATCCTGATGGTGGGAGCACATGCTCACCAGACAGCACAAACGAAGCAGGCGAGACTTCGAACTCTGGATTTCGCGTGATGGCTCAGTGAGAGCACGATAGCCGAGCGCGTGGTTCACCCGAACCTTTCTTCAAACCGAGATCAAAATGCCCACCCAATCCACGGCCGAGCGCCTGCTCGCGTCGCTCCATACCCTATTGTCCGGCGCGATGCCGCCCGGTGCCAAGGTTCTGCGTAATGCGATCATGCCCGAGAAGGTGCCTGCGGCTGGGGTGGTGATCCTGCGCGATGGCGATCCGGGGCCGCCGGAAGTGTGGCTTTCACCGCCGGGCTATTACTACGAACACCGGGCCGAGATCGAAGTGTTGGTGGACGGAACCCCCGCCGCCCGGGATGCCGCCTTTGACGGACTCCGCTTTGCGATCGGCACGGCGCTGGCCGCCGACCGGACGCTTGGCGGCCTGTGCGACTACATCACGCCCGAGGCACCGGAACCGGTGCTGCTGGCAATCGACGGCAATGAGGGTCTGAAGGCGGCGGTGATCCCGGTGATCCTCGCTTACGCCACGACCGACCCGCTTCTCTGACCAACCCCCGAAAGGACTGACCCATGGCCCGCCAGCCCGGCGCGCGGACGCAAGTCGCGTTCGCCTTCGAATCCGTTTACGGTACACCGCCCGCCAGCGGTTATCGCCGGATGCCCTTTGCCACGACGACCCTCGGCTCGGAACAGGGTCTCTTGTCACCCGAGCTTCTGGGCTATGGCCGCGACCCCCAGGCACCGATCCGCGATGCGGTTAATGTCGATGGCGATGTCGTCATTCCGATGGATGCCGAGAACCTGGGTTTCTGGCTGAAAGCGATCTTCGGCCAACCGGTGACGACCGGCACCACGCCCCGAACGCACACCTTTCAATCCGGCGGCTTCACCCTGCCCAGCATGGCGATCGAGACGCAAATGCCCGATGTGCCGCGGTTTGCGATGTATTCCGGCCTCGTCGCTGATCGAATTCAGTGGCAATCGCAGCGGTCTGGGCTCTTGACGGCCACCGTCGGCCTGATCGGCCGGGGCGAGACGGTTGCGGCAACGACCGCCGCCGGTGTGCTGACCGACGCAACGCTTCCCTTGCAGCGCTTTGGCAATTTCCAGGGATCAATCACGCGGAACGGGGCGGCGCTGGGCAATATCGTTTCGGCGCAGGTGTCCTATGCTAACAACCTCGACCGGATCGAGACCATCCGCAATGACGGCCTTCTCGAGGGGTTGGACCCGTCCATGGCCGCCCTCACCGGATCGATCGAGGCGCGGTTCGCCGATCTGACCTTGGTGAACCAGGCGATCGCCGGTGACCCTTGCGAACTCGTATTCGCGTGGAGCCTCGGGGCAAACGCCTCGCTCACCTATACCGTGCACGCTGCCTATCTGCCGAGGCCCCGCATCCCGATCAACGGGCCGCAGGGCGTGCAGGCCACCTTCGAATGGCAGGCAGCCCGGGCCACGTCCCCCGCCCGCATGTGCACCGCCGTCCTTGTCAACACCACCGCCTCTTACTGATCCCCTCAACTTGGAGCCCTCCCTTGATCCGCCTGAACCTCTCCCCTGAACCCGCCTGGCTCGACCTCGGCGGCGGGGTGCGCTTGCGCCTTGCCCCGCTCACCTCCGCCCTGATCGGTGCCGCCCGCAGCGACAGCCAAGTCGCCAGCCTCCCAGAAGATGCCCCTGCCGATCAGGTGGCCGTCGCCTTGGCCAAAGCGATCGGGGCGTTGGCGATCCTCGATTGGGAGGGCGTCGGCAATGCCGAAGGCTATCCGGTGCCTCCGACGCCCGAGGCGGTTGCCGCGCTTCTCGACCTCTTCCCGCTCTTTCAGCGCTTCCAGACCGACTATATCGCCAAGGGCCTGATCCTGGCCGATGAGGGAAACGCCTCCGCGCCCTTGCCGAATGGCACTTCGGCGGGGGCGAAAGCTACTGCGCCGGATGCGTAAAGCCCTGCCCTGCCTGCCCCGCTGATCGGCACCGCCCCCGCACCTTCGAGGCTTGGCAAGTCTGGGAGCTGGCCCAGTCCTTGCGCGGCCAGTTTCGCGCCATCCCCGGCGGGGTAGTCGGCTGGGACATGACGGCTGCCCTGGCCATGGCCGAGGCGCTGGGCCTGAACCGGCTGATCGCGGCCGAGCTTCTGCCCCTGATCGAACCCTTCGCAGTCCGCGGCATCAACGCCCAAGTGAGAGCCCAAAACCATGACGACGCGATCTGAACGCCGGGTCTCGGTGCGCCTTGTCGCGACCGGCGGCCATGCGCTGAAGGCCGAACTGGTCGGTATCGGCCAAGAGGGTGCCCGGGCGCTGACCCTGATCGAGGCGGCAGGGCCACGGGCGGCCGCGGGATTGAATGCGGCCGGGGTCTCGGCTGGCGAGGCCATGCGCCAAATGCAGGACCTTGCCGATCGCGCTGCGCGGGCGGCCAGCGCCCTGCGCCAGGCAGGGGCGGTGTCGGGCTCGGTCATGAACACGGTCAACCGTTCGACTGGCGTGTCGGGCGGGATGGCCCGCGATGCGGCTGATGTTGCGGCCTACGGCCGGGCCCTTGATGACCTGCGGGCCAAGCACAACCCGCTCTTTTCGGTTGTGCGGGAGTATCGATCGACCCTGACCGAGATCCGGCAAGCCCACCGGGTCGGAGCGATTTCTGCCGAGGAGATGACGGCGGCGATCAGCCGCGAGCGGCAGGCGACGCTGGCCAGCATCGCAGCGATCAAGGGGCGAACCACGGCTCTCGGGGGCATGAGCACGGCGACCCGCAACGCCAGCCACCGCATGGCGAACCTGTCCTTCCAGCTTCAGGACATTGGCGTGTCGCTCGCGGGCGGCATGAACCCCTTCATGGTCATGGCGCAGCAAGGCAGCCAGATTTCTCAGATTTATGGGTTTGGGAATGGCGGGGTCGGTGCGCTCTTCCGCGATCTGGGCGGCATGGCGCGCACCCTCGGCCAAGGGGTGCTTCAGGTCGCTGGTCGCTTCCCGCTGGTGACGGCCGCCGTCGCGCTGGGCTCGGCGGCAATTGCGGGCATGCGGAACGAGATCAACGAGACAACCGGGGCGCAGGTCAGTTTCACGGACGTGGCGAGGGCCGCTTGGCAAGTCTTTGCAGAGAACGTCTACCAGATCGGCAAGCCCGTCTTCGACACGATCCGTGGCTGGTGGGACAACGCCGTCGCCTGGGCAGATTGGGCCTGGGAGCGGATTGTCGACGGCGTCATCTGGATGGGCGACCTCGTCATCAACGCCTTCAAGGTCGCAGCCGCAGGTGCCACTTACGCCTTCCAGGGCGTGCCCGATGCGGTGGGGGCGCTGGCGGTGGGCGCGGCCAATGCCGTGATCGATGCCGTCAACTGGATGATCGAGAAGGCGCTGGCCGGGATCAACGCCCTGGCCGAGGCGGCGAACGCGGCGCTGGAAGCTGTTGGCCTTGATCCCGCCCTGTCCACTTTGGACCCGGCGACGTTTCGGATCGATAGCGTGGCCAACCCCTATGCCGCGCGTGATGCCGAACGCCGGGCGGCCTTGGAGGCGCAAATCCGCGGCATCGTTTCGGGCTCGCCCCTGTCGGAATACTTCAACGATGTCCGTGATCGGGCGCTGCAAATCTCCATCACGCCCGACAATCCGGCCGAGGGCGGCGCGGGCGGCGGCGGAGGGCCGTTACAGACGGCCGAAGAAGTCGCCGCAGCCGCCGATGTCGCGGCAACCGGTTGGGCGGCGGTCAGTGAGGCACTCTCCACCTATGCCAGCGAAGCCGCCAACTGGGGCGGGAGCATCGGTGAGGCGATCACCAGCGCTTTTCGGGCGGGCGAAGAGGCCGTTGCCGAGTTCGTCCGGACGGGGAAGCTCGACTTTTCCAGCCTGGCGACCTCGATCATCGCCGATTTGGCCAAGATCGCCTTTCGCCGCTTCGTCTTCGGCCCCCTCGCCTCGGCGCTGGGCGGCGTTTTGGGCGGGATCGGCGGCGGCATGGGAGGCGGGATTGGCGGGGCCAAGATCAAGGCTGGGGTCTATCACGCTGGCGGCCGGGTGCCGGGCCCTGCCAGCATGATGATCCCCGCCGCGGCCCTCGCTGCCGCCCCACGCTTCCACAATGGCGGCGGGATGGGCCTTGGCTCCGACGAATACGCCGCCGTCCTTCTGCGCGGCGAACGCGTTCTGAACCGTGCCGAGACCCGCGCCTGGGAAGGCGGGGCGGGCACCACCGTCAACATCTATGCCCGCGACGCCGAGAGCTTCCGCGCTTCCCGCGCGCAAGTCGCCTCCGACATCGCCCGGGCCGTCGCCTATGGCCGGAGGAGCAGCTGAATGGCGTTTCACGAGATCAGGTTTCCGGACAGCATCAGCCGGGGTGCCAAAGGCGGGCCGGAACGCCGGACCCGGATTGTCGAACTGGCCTCGGGCGACGAGGAACGCAACGCCTCCTGGGCGAACTCGCGCCGCCGCTATGACGTCTCCTATGGCGTGCGCCGGGCCGATGATCTCGCCGCTGTCGTCGCCTTCTTCGAGGCCCGGAACGGTCGCCTGCACGCGTTTCGGTTCAAGGATTGGTCCGACTACAAATCCTGCCTGCCCTCGGCGGCGCCCATGCCCACCGACCAGATCATCGGCACCGGGAACGGATCGACCACCACCTTTGCACTGACAAAGACCTATGCCTCCGGCGCGCAATCCTGGGCGCGGGCGATCATCAAGCCAGTCGCTGGCACGGTGACGATTTCGGTAAACGGGGTCGCGCAGGGTTCGGGCTGGTCGGTCAACACCACCACCGGCATCGTCACCTTCGCCGTTCCCCCCACCACCGGCGCGGTCATCCGCGCCGGGTTCGAATTCGATGTGCCGGTGCGCTTCGACACCGACGAATTGCCCGTCACGCTCGATATCGAACGCACTGGCTCCATCCCCTCCATTCCCCTGATCGAGGTGCGCCGATGACCCCACCCAAGGACCGCAACACCATGGGCTATGTCGCCTATGTCAGTCTCGCGCTGGCCCTTTCCGCCCAAGGCGGTGCGGCCATCTGGTGGGCCGGGATCATCAACACCCGCGTCGCCATGCTCGAACGACAACTGGACGATCTGGCGATGATCCGCCCGGAGCAAATCCGCGATGTGGCCGAAGCCCTGCGCGCGATCGCCGTGATCGAAGAGCGGATGATCCGCCTCGACGAGAACATCGCCCGCATCGGCGCCGCCGTCGGCCGCCTCGAACAACAGGACCGCACCCCATGAAGACCCTGCCATCAGGATTTCAGGCGCATCTGGATGAAGGCACCACCACCCTCGCGTGGTGCTGGCGGCTGCAACGCCGGGATGGTGCCCTGTTCGGGTTTACCGATCATGACCGGGTGCTCGTCTTTGCGGGCACCAGTTTCGAACCCGAGACCGGATTCGCGGCCAGCGAGATCAGAAGCCTGGGCAATCTGTCGGTTGACGCCCAGGACGTGCAAGGCGCCCTCCGGTCAGACCGGATCACCGAGACCGATATCGCCGACGGCCTTTGGGACAATGCTGCGGTCGAGGTTTGGCTGGTAAACTGGCAGGCGGTCAGCCAGCGCGTCCTGATGCGCCGCGGCAGCATCGGCGAGATCAGGCGGGGCCGCCACGCCTTCACGGCCGAAGTGCGGGCGCTCGCGCATCTTCTGAACCAGCCCGTCGGCCGAACCTTCCAGTATTTCTGCGACGCGACGCTGGGCGATGCGCGCTGCGGGGTGAACCTGACCGGCCCCGCTTATCGCGGCACGGGGTCGGTCACGGCGACGATCGGCGATCGACGGTTCACCGTGGCCACTGGGTTGGGTGGCTTCGCAAGCGGGTGGTTCGATTTTGGGGTGGTGGAATGGGCCACGGGTGCCAATGCCGGGCGGCGGACGGAGGTGGCAAGCCACACGCTGGCCAGCGGAATCGCAACGATCACCCTGATGGAAGCGCCAGTGCGCCCGATCACGCCCAGCGACGCCTTCGCCATCACCGCAGGCTGCGACAAGCGTCACGCCACCTGCCGCGATCGCTTTGGCAATGCGATCAACTTCCGCGGCTTCCCCTCGATCCCCGGCGACGATCTGGTCACCCGCTATCCGAACGAGACCGATGCGAACTCCGGCGCGCCGCTGCGCCCCCTTGCCGATGGCTGAGACCCACGCCCCGGCCGATCCCGCCCGCGTGTTGGCGATCGCGGAACGCTGGCTCGGCACGCCCTACCTGCATCAGGCCTCCGCCCGGGGCTTGGGCACCGATTGCCTCGGCCTTGCCCGTGGCATTTGGCGCGATCTGCATGGGACCGAACCCGTCACCCCGCCGCCCTACACCCGCGATTGGGGCGAAAGCAGCTGCCGCGAAGTGATGTGGGAGGCCGCCCAAGCCTTCCTGATCGAGGTCCCCGTCGGCGCGGCCAAACCTGGCGCCCTGATCCTGTTCCGCATGGTGGCAAACGGTCCAGCAAAGCACTGCGGCATCCTCGTTCCCGGCCCCGCCATCATCCACGCCCGTGAGACCACGGGCGTCACCAACGAACCTTTCACCCTGCCCTGGCGCCGCCGCGCCGTGGCCGCCTTCCTCTTTCCAGGCTGATCCCCATGGCAACCATGCTCCTCGCCGCCGCCGGTTCCGCAATCGGCAGCGCCTTCGGTGGTGCGTTTCTAGGCTTCAGCGCCGCCACCATCGGCGGCGCCATTGGGTCTTTCGCAGGCTCCGTCATCGACAGCCTGATCATCGGCTCGCTCGCCCCCGACCAGCGGATCGAAGGGGCGAAGCTTGACGATCTGCGGCTGACCTCGGCCACCGAAGGCGCGGTGATTCCGCGTCTTTACGGCACGATGCGGCTTGGCGGTAACATCATCTGGGCTACGGATTTCCGCGAGGAACAGTTCCGTCAGACACAAGGCGGCGGCAAGGGCAGCGGGCCTAAAGTCGTCACCGAAGGCTATCGTTACTACGCCTCCTTCGCCGTGGCGCTTTGTGAGGGCCCGATCGGTGGCGTCTGCCGTATCTGGGCCGACGGCAAACCCTTCGATGTTCCGGGCGCCGTGATCCGCGTTCACCTCGGGACGGAAAGCCAGATGCCAGACCCGTTCATCGAAGCGAAGGAAGGCGCTGGGCAGGCTCCGGCCTATCGCGGCGTGGCCTATGTCGTGTTCGAGGATCTGGCCCTTGAGACCTTCGGCAACCGGCTGCCGCAACTGTCCTTCGAGGTGATCCGGCCTTCGCCTGATCCTGCCGCCATGGAACGCCTTGTCCGCGCCGTGAACCTGATCCCCTCGGCGGGCGAGTTCGTCTATGCGACCGAGACCGTCACCCGCACCACGGCTGCGCCGGGCCTTTGGGGGTCTTCGGGTGGCAACGGCACCTCCACCCCGGAGAACGAGAACAGCGTCGAGGGCCTGCCCGATCTGGTGGCCTCGCTGAACCGCCTGGACGCCGCCCTGCCGGAGTGTGAAGCGGTGTCCCTCGTCGTGTCCTGGTTCGGCACCGACCTCCGGGCAGGGACCTGCCAGATCAAGCCGGGCGTGGAATCCCCCACCAAGACCACAACCCCGATGGTCTGGCGGGTCAACGGCGTCACGCGCGCAGCGGCCCATGTCGTTTCCACTGTCGATGGCGGCCCGGCCTATGGCGGCACGCCCACCGATGCGGCGGTGGTGCAGGCCATTCAGGAACTGAAGGCGCGCGGCAAGCGCGTCACCTTCTACCCCTTCATCCTCATGGACATCCCGGCGGCGAACACCCTGCCGAACCCCTATTCGCCGAACGGCACCGCGCCCGGCCAGCCGGTCTATCCTTGGCGCGGGCGGATCACTTGCGCCCCGGCGGCGGGCTTTACCGGGACAGTCGACAAGACGGCGGCGGCAGGGACGCAGGTTGCGGCCTTCTTCGGCTCGGCCGCCCCGGGGCAGTTCGCGGTGTCAGGCATGACGGTGAGTTTCACCGGCAGCCCCAGCGATTGGGGCCTGCGCCGGATGATCCTGCACTATGCCCACCTATGCGCCGCCGCCGGGGGCGTGGACGCCTTCTTGATCGGCACCGAGATGCGCGGTCTCACGCAAGTCCGCTCCGGCGCCTCGACCTATCCGGCTGTCGTCGCCTTCGTGCAACTGGCCGCCGATGTCAGCGCCATCCTCGGGCCCGGCACCAAGGTCAGCTACGCCGCCGACTGGTCGGAATACTTCGGCCACCAACCGGCAGACGGTTCGGGCGATGTGTTCTTTCACCTCGATCCGCTCTGGGCTTCACCGCACGTCGACTTCGTGGCGATCGATAACTATTTGCCGCTCTCCGACTGGAGAGACGGTGACGACCACCTTGACGCCGTGGCCGGATGGCAGGGGCCGCAGCAGACGGCCTACCTGCAAGCCAATATCGAAGGCGGCGAAGGCTTCGACTGGTTCTATGCCTCCTCGGCCGACAGGATTTCTCAAACGCGGGCGACGATCACCGATGGCGCAGGCAAGCCTTGGGTGTTCCGCCCCAAGGATCTGCGGAACTGGTGGAGCCAGCCACACGTCAACCGCCCCGGTGGCGTTGAAAGCGGCGGGCCCACCGCTTGGGTGCCTGGATCAAAGCCGATCCGCTTCACGGAAGCCGGTGCGCCTTGCGTCGATCGCGGTACGAACCAGCCGAACGTCTTCGTCGATCCAAAATCTTCGGAGTCACTGCTGCCACATTTTTCGCGCGGCTGGCCGGACGAGTTTATCCAGCGCCGCTATGCCGAAGCCCTGATCGGCTATTGGGCGAATCCAGCCAACAACCCTGCCGCCTCGCTCTACTCCGGCCGCATAATCGAGACCGCCGAGATTGCTCTTTGGACATGGGACGCCCGGCCCTTCCCGGCCTTCCCAGCCCGCAGCGATGTCTGGTCCGATGCCGAGAACTGGCGGCTGGGGCATTGGCTCACGGGTCGCGCCGGGGCGACGGGCCTCGCCGAACTCGTGGCCGAACTTTGCGCCCGCGCTGGGCTTGCGCCCTCTGACCTCGACGTGACCGATCTCGCTGGTTCCGTGCCGGGCTTCGCCGTCAACGCGATCGAAAGCCCGCGCGCCTCGATCGAGACCCTCGCCCGCCTCTTCGGCTTCGACGCCTTCGAGGCAGAGGGCAAAGTCCGCTTCCGCATGCGGGGACAGCGGCCCGTCGCCACGATCACCCTCGACACGCTGGTAGCGGCCAGCCGCGACGCCGAGGATCTGGAACTGACCCGGGCGCAAGAGACCGAATTGCCCCTCGCCCTCAAATGGCGGCTGATGGCGCGCGACGAGGAATTCGCCGGGATCACCGTCGAGGCCCGCCGGATCACGGTCGACACGGCCCGCATCTCGGCCGAGCAACTCCCGATCGCCTCGACCAGTGGCGCCGCCGAACGTGGGGTGCGCCGGGCCCTCTTCGAGGCTTGGATCGGCCGCGAGAAGGCAAGTTTCACCTTGCCGCCGTCACGTCTCGCGCTGGACCCGGCCGATGTGATCCTGCTCGATCACGACAACCGCCTGATCGAATTTGCACTGACCTCGGTCACCGATGGCGCAGGACGGCGGGTGGAAGCGCGGCGCTCCGATCGCGCGATTTACGATCTGGCGCCGGGTAGCGATCGAGGCGCGACTTCGGGCGCGAAGGCGGTCTACGGCCCGCCCCTCGTCGCCCTGATGAACTTGCCGCAGCTGTCGGAGGACTTCCCGGACTGGCAGCCCTATGCCGCCGCCCATGCCGCCCCATGGTATGGCACTGCAGCGGTCTGGCGATCGGCATCGACGGATGGATTCGCGGTCCTGACCACCATTTCCCGGCCAGGCTGGTTCGGCACCCTGGCCTTCCCCTTCTACTCGGGGCCGACCAACCGCTTCGATCGCGGCAACGAGCTTTGGGTCGATATGATCGCGGGCCAGTTCGCCAGCGTCAGCGATGCGGCGATGTTTTCCGGCACGAACTGGCTGGCGATCGAGACCACCCCCGACCTCTGGGAAATCGTGGGCTGCGCCACTGCCAGCCTGCAATCGCCAGACCGCTGGCGCCTGACCCGATTGCTCCGCGGGCTCCTGGGCACCGAGGATGCCATCGCCAACCCGGCACCGGCCGGGGCGCGGGTCGTCGTGCTGGACGGTGGGGTGAAACCCTTGCCGATCGGCAGCGCGGACTATGGCGCGGCCTGGAACTGGCGGATCGGGGCGTCAAGCAAACCTGCGGGCGATCCAGCAAACCTCGCCGTAACCTTCGCGCCATCGGCCCGGGGACTGCGGCCATGGCGGCCTTGTCATGCCCGGCGGGTCACCCTGCCCAGCGGCGATATCGCCCTCAGCTGGACCCGCCGCACCCGCGCCTTTGCGGGCGACAACTGGGCGCTGACCGAGGTGCCGCTGGGCGAGGCGGCCGAGGGCTACGAGATCGATATCCTGAATGGAGCGGTGGTGGTTCGCAGCGCCGCCGGTCTCACAACGCCAGCCTTCACCTACACGGCCGCCATGCAAACCGCGGACTTCGGTGCCCCGGTTTCCGGTCCCCTCGCGCTTCGCATCGCGCAAATCGGCGCGCTGGGCCGCGGCGCCGTTCTTGACATCACCCTTTGAACTCCCAAACCGAAGCAAGGCGCCCCTATGGCCGACACCCCGAACATCCGCCTCACCTTCCTTGAGGCGAACCAGGCGCAGAAGCATATCACCGTCAACGAGGCCTTCCGTGCGCTTGATGCCCTTGTGCAGCCCGCCGTGGAAAGCATCGGCCTCAACACCCCGCCCGGATCGCCGGTCGATGGCGCCCGCTATGTCGTGGGCGCGGCACCGACAGGCGCCTGGGCGGGGCAGGCCTTCGCGATAGCCGCCTGGCAGGATGGAGCCTGGGCCTTCTATCCCCCGGTGGAGGGCTGGTCGGTCTGGGATCGCGCGACGGATGCTGCCCTGACATTTTTTGGCGGGGTCTGGGTACGGCAGGCGGCGCTGCCCTTTCCGGACAACCTGTTTCGCCTCGCCGACGATGCCGACCCGACGCGGCTCGCGGCCTTCGATCTCTCCGGCCTCTCGGCGGGCACGATCCGCACCTTCACCCTGCCGAACCTCTCGGCGACCCTCGCCCATCTCGGCAACGCGGCCCAGACTTTCACAGGTGCCACGACGTTTTCAAACGCGGCGGTGACGATCGGCACGGCCACAACCACTGCGACCTATGGGATCGGCGCAGGTGGCACCACGACCGGGGTCACCAAAACCGTGAACCTCGGCACCGGCGGCGCGGCCGGATCGACGACCGTGATCAATCTCGGGTCAACCACCGCCGGGGCCCTGGGCACGACGGTGATCAACACGCCCACGGTGACCTTTGCGGCCAGCGTCACCGCGATCGGCGCGGCGGCCGCGAGTGTCACCGCTCTGGGCTTGGGCCTCGGCGGTGCATCGCCCGATGCTTCGAACCGGCTCAGCGTGAACGCCTCCGCGACGCTTTTGAACAATGCAGGCGGATCGCATGAAGCCACGATCAACAAGGCCGCCGCCGGGAATGACGCCAGCCTTGCCCTGAAGACGGGGTTTTCGGCACGGGCGTTGTTCGGGCTTCTGGGAACGGACGACGTGACGCTGAAGGTGTCGCCGAACGGCTCTGCCTTCTTCGATGCATTCGTGATCGATCGCGCGACGGGGCGGGCGGAGTTCCCGGAGCCGATGATCCTGCCCGGCCACTCAGCAATGCCCGCCGTGCCCCCGGCTGGAAAGCTGGCCCTTTACGGGCGCCAGCGCGCGGGTGCGCCATGGCTGGAAGTCGTTCGACCAACGGGGCGGGATTTTCCGCTGCAACCCCATACCGGGCTGAACCGCATCGGCACGTGGGCGCCCTCAACCAGCACCACGATCGTTGTGCAGGGTATCCCGCAGACCGGTGTCGGCACCATCAGCCACCCAGCCCTTTCTGCTGGCTCCCTTCTGACCAGTTCTCGGCGCTGGCGCACCACTTCGGCAGCCACGGCGAACTCGGTTGCAGACCAGAGGTCAGCCCTGACCGCCTGCTGGCGCGGCAACGCGGCCGGGCTTGGCGGTTTTACCCTGATCACGCGGATCAGCCTGACCACCTTGCAGCCGACCGGCATCGGCTTCTTCGGCCTCTTGGCTTCGGTCGCCGCCCTGGCCACGACGACGTTGCTTTCCGCGCTGGTTGAGGCGATCGGCATGGGCTTTGAGCGCGGCACGCACACGAACTGGCAACTTGTCCGCAATGACGCCACGGGGGCGCCGACGCTCGTGGATCTCGGTGCCGGATTCCCGGTTGTCACGGCCGGGCTGATCACCCTGACGATCTGGTGCCCCGCGGCGGGCACTTCGATCTGGCTGCGTGCTGTGAACGAGCTGACAGGTGCTATTTTCGAACAGGAAGTGACCACCGACCTGCCCCAGGCCGCGACCTTCCTCGCCCCGCGCCTCTTCTTGAACAACGGCGCTACCGCCGCGGCCGTCGCGTTCGAATGCACCGGCCTCTACCTCGAGACCGACTTCTGACCCTGAAAGGAGCCCTGATGTCCCCTGCCGCCTCATCTGCCTATGTCGCCGAACTGCGCCAACAGATCGCGATCCTCTCTGAACGCTGCGCGTTTCTTGCCGCCGAACTGGCCGCCGCCCGGGAGGCGCAAAACCCGCCGCCGGACCCACCCACCGCCGGTTAGACCCCGCCCAAGCCTCCCAGCGCCCCGCCCTTCCGGCGGGGTTTTTCTTTGCCCGAAAGGACCAAACCCATGAACGACCAGATCGATACGCTGAAGGCGCTGCAAATGGCCCTTGCGCGCCTCGGCTACTACACCGGTGCAATCGATGGCCTCTTCGGCCCGCAAACCGATGCCGCCCTCAAGGCCGTGGCAGCCGAACGCGGTTCCATCCGCAACCTGAAGTCTCCGGCGGTCGCGGCAGCACCGGTGCCGATGATCTTCCAGGGCAGCGCCCGCTACCCCGTCGACGAGATCGTCATCCACTGCGCTGCCACCCACCCCGACTGGATGCGGGGACAGCCCCTCACCGCCAAG